CAGGCCGGTACGGAGAAGGATATGCGTAATACTGTTCAGGCGAGGGACATCGATAACGGTACCGAACCTACACACACAGTAGAAGTTGTTTGTGCTCATTGCGGCTATGACCTTGACGAATCAGAGTTAGAAGCCGACACTTGTTCAGATTGTGGTCAACCTCTTAATTTAAAAGAGAGCGTATCTATACAAGTAACCACGTTGCCACCGGTATTCGGCGACACTCTATAGGTGCGATATGGCGTTAAAAAAGTTAGCTTTTAAAGCGGGAATCAACCGTGAAGTAACACGGTACACCAATGAAGCTGGTTGGTACGAGTGCGACAAGGTGCGGTTTCGGCAAGGGTATCCCGAGAAGATTGGTGGCTGGGAACGTATTTCTGTGTCCACCTTTCAGGGCGTATGCCGTTCTTTATCTAACTGGGTAACGCTTGGAAGCATCAACCTTATCGGCGTAGGGACGCACCTTAAGTTTTATTTAGAGCAAGGTGGCGGCTATAACGATATCACGCCGATTCGAGAGACCACCTCTGCTGGTGATGTAACCTTTGCGGCGACTAACGGCAGTGCTACGTTAACTATTACTGACGCTGGACACGGTGCACGTGAGGGCGATTTTGTTACGTTTAGTGGCGCGGTATCGCTAGGCGGTAACATTACTGCTGATGTGTTAAATGCTGAATATCAGATCGTATCAGTTCCAGATGCTAACTCTTACACCATAACAGCTACAGCTACGGCCAACGCGTCCGACACAGGCAACGGCGGGTCTTCAGTGGTTGGTGCGTATCAGATACGTACAGGTGAGCCTTACGAAGTTCCTCTGTCCGGTTGGGGTGGTGGTACATGGGGTGCCGGTGTATGGGGCACAGGTGGTGTTTCCACTGAAGCTATCCGGCTTTGGAGCCAATCCAACTTCGGTGAAGACCTGATATTTGGACCACGAGGTGGTGACATCTTCTACTGGGATGCAACCAACGGCGTAGAGACTCGGGCTGTATATCTAAACACGCTATCAGGTGCGTCGAACGTACCCACCAAACAAAACTTTATTCTTGTATCTGACGTTAGCCGATTTGTCTTTTGTTTCGGTTCAAACTCGCTGGGCTCTGCAACGTTCGACCCTATGCTGATTCGGTGGTCTGATCAAGAAGACCCTGCAAATTGGACGCCAGCGGCTACAAACCAAGCAGGTGACCTACGACTGTCTAAAGGTACAGAGATCGTAACGGCCAAACAGGCACGCCAAGAGGTGCTCGTTTGGACTGATTCTTCCGTGTATTCGCTCCAATACCAAGGCGCTCCGATCGTTTGGGGCGTGCAGTTGGTAGGCGACAATATCTCCATCGCTTCTCAAAATGCGGTCGGGTTCTCTGGCGGCGTTGCTTATTGGATGGGTAAAGACAAGTTCTATTCCTACGATGGACGTACGCAAACGCTACCTTGTGACGTTCGGCGATTTGTATTCAACGACTTCAACGAGTTGCAGTACGACCAAGTATTCGCAGGAACAAACGAAGCATTCCACGAGATATGGTGGTTCTACTGTTCGCAAAACAGCCAGACGATCGACCGATACGTTGTCTACAACTACCTCGAAAAAACGTGGTACTACGGCACGATGGCGCGCACAGCGTGGCTTGACTCTGGACTGCGTAACTACCCACTAGCGGCTTCATACACATACAACTTGACTAATCATGAGTTTGGCACCGACGACAACGAGACAGGCACCCCTGTGCCGATTTCAGCGTCTATCACGTCTGGGCAGTTTGATATAGACGACGGTGATCGGTTTGCGTTTATTTGGCGCTTGATGCCGGATATGACGTTTGATGGCTCTACGACGGACGACCCCCATGCCACTATGAGCTTGTTGCCGTTGGCTAACTCTGGTTCGGGTTACAACAGTCCTACATCTGAGGGAGGGTCCAACTCTGGTACGGTAACACGTACGGCTACAGTGCCTATTGAGAAGTTTACAGGTCAGGTAAACACGCGCGTGCGTGGCCGTCAGATGTCTATCAAAGTTGAATCAGATTCTCTTGGAGTTCGATGGCAATTAGGTTCACCACGAGTGGACATGCGCCCTGACGGGAGGCGCTAGTGGCTAATAGATTAGAGCGCCCCGCTCCCCCTGCGTTGCCGCTTGCAACCGAGACTTACGATCGCCCGTTTATGGATCAGAACAGTAATGTTCTGCGCTTGTTTTTTACCCGCCTTATAAACACCATCGATAACTTAGTCAGCACTGATGATGGTGGTAAGTTTATATACATGTCACGGGGTCTCTTTTATAGCACTGTTGACCAAACAGCGGCGTCTGCAAACACAGGATATCCTGTTGAGTTTGAGAATACGTATATCGGTAACGGTATTTCTGTTGGTGGTACAGATAACACGCGGATTACCGCTACTGACGACGGTGTTTATAACTTTCAAGTTACTTTGCAGTTAGAACATAATAATTCATCAGCCGCTACATTATGGACATGGATCAACAAAAACGGCACTGATCAGTCTTATGGTGGGCAAAAGAACACTATTAAGGGTAATGACGATATTGCCGTACACTGGAATTTTTCGATTGATCTAACTGCGGGGCAATACATCGAAATGTATTGGGCAACTGACGATACACAGCTTAACTTGCACACAGAAGCGGCTACTGCACCACATCCGGGGTTACCCTCCGCTGTAGTTGCTGTATCGTTTGTAAGTAATTTGTAGGGATTGGCATGGCATATTACGTAGGTACAAGAGAGTTTCCCAGCATCACTGCGGCGTTGGGGTACCTGCGTGCTAACAGACCGCCCGGTCTTGGTATCACAACAAACCCTGTAGGCGCAAAACCTGCTCCTGTAACAAAACAGCCTGCTCCCGCTCCTGCACCTGCTCCCGCGCCAACATTGCCTACGCGCTCAACTACTTTTGACCCACGTAGAACACCTAATTTTCCCGGCGGCTCAACATTCCCTACTGCTCCTGCTCCTGCTCCTGCTCCTGCTCCTGCTCCAGCTCCAGCCCCTGCTCCTATTCGCGCTCCAGCCCCTGCTCCACCACAAAATGACATAGAAGATAGAGAACTACAGGAACGTATTCGTGCAGAGGCCGAAGCCAGACGTGTTGCTGAGGAAGAAGCTAGACGTAGAGCCGCTGAAGAAGCCGCCAGACGACGCGCAGAGGAAGAACAGCGTAGACAGCAAGAAGAAGCCAGACGTGCGGCAGAAGAAGCTGAAGCTGTTGCCAGAGCTGAGGAAGAGGCTAGACAACGTGCTGAAGAAGCCGCAAGGGTAGCCGCTGAAGCTGAAGCACGACGCCAAGCGCAATTAGAAGCTCAACGTGCGGCAGAGGCTAGACGTATTGCTGAGGAAGAAGCCGAACGTAGGAGAGCGGAAGAAGAAGCCGCTAGACTCCGTGCAGAAGAAGAGGCGCGTCAACGTGCGGTAGAAGAAGCCGCAAGGGTAGCCGCTGAACGCGAAGCCGCTCGTATCCGTGCCGCACAGGAAGAAGCTCGACGCCAAGCAGAAGAACGTGCAGAGAGAGAAGCTGAGGAAGAAGCTCGACGTCAAGCTCAAGAAGAAGCTCGTCTACGTGCAGAGGCAGAGGCAGAAGCTCAACGGCAAGCAGAGGAAGCCGCAAGACTTGAAGCTGAACGCGAAGCCGCTCGTATTCGTGCTGAACAAGAAGAGGCTCAACGTAGGGCACAAGAAGAAGCTCAACGTAGGGCACAAGAAGAAGCTCAACGTAGGGCACAAGAAGAAGCTCAACGTAGGGCACAAGAAGAAGCTCAACGTAGGGCACAAGAAGAAGCCAGACGCCAAGCAGAAGCGGCAGAAGCTATTAGAAGGGCGGAAGAGGCTCAACGTAGGGCACAAGAAGCCGCTAGACAACGTGCAGAAGAAGAGGCTAGACGAGTAGCCGAGGAAGCTAGGCGTCAAGCAGAAGAAGAAGCACAGCGCAAAGCCGAAGAAGAAGCGCAACGCGCCGCTGAAGAAGCACAGCGCAAAGCCGAAGAAGAAGCGCAACGCGCCGCTGAAGAAGCGGAGCGTAGACAAGAAGCAGAAGCTCAACGTCAAGCCGAAGAAGCCGCGAGACGCGCAGAAGAAGCTAGACGCGCTCAAGAAGAAGCAAGACGCAGAGCAGAGGAAGCCGCACGCGCCCGAGCAGAGGAAGAAGAGCGTATCCGCGCTGAGGAAGAAGAAATACGCAGAGCGGCAGAAGAAGCAGAGCGTGCCGCCGCAGAAGAAGCTCAACGCCGTGCCGAAGAAGCTAGACGTGTAGCAGAGGAAGAAGCTAGACGTCGTGAAGAAGCTGAAGAGGCTGAAAGACAACGTGCGGCAGAGGAAGAAGCTAGACGCCGTGCAGAAGAAGAGTCACGTAGAGATGATGACGACACAAAACGCGAACCCGGCGAATCACCTGATTTTCCCGGAGGGCCAGCCCCCGAGCCAGCACCTGCGCCAGAACCAGAACCACCGACAGGTGGCCCGAAAGGGTGCCCAGAAGGTTACTTTTATTCTGAGGTAACAAAACAGTGCGAGCCTATGAAACAGGCACCGCGCGAATCAGAGCCAGCGCCAGAGCCAGCGCCAGAGCCAGAACCACCGACAGATGACGACGAAGACGATATAGATATCTGGGACGTTTTACTGCAAGGCGATACCGGCATTATTACTGGTACACCTGAAAATTGGGACGGCACTATACGAGAATGGAGGTCTTCCGACCAGTTCTACCCTGAAGGACATGAGTTTGCGGGTATGAACCTAGTAGATGAAGTCCGTGCTGTTTATGGGTTAGATCCAGACGATCGTGTAACGATTGCACAACGTCAAGGACGCCTGCGACAAAGACGTGCATACGATAGGAACTTTGCTGGTTTAAATCGATATCTTGTAGAAGAAAGCCCGACGTTTGTTGACTACATAGACGTTGCTAACCAAGCATACGACCAGCTTCTTGACGCAGGTTTTGAGCAGAGGACGTTTTACGGACGACGGCCTAGTTCTGCAAACCCACTCAATGCTTTTGACGATATGGTTGAGCGCCATATGGTTCAAAACGCCTCTGATTGGGGCGACTCTATTTTTCGAGCAAACCCTAACGACAAACGAAGTATTCAGTTAAGAGACTTAGGCCGTTTTAACGGTGCCTATACCGGTGTTTTGGGCGTCCTTGGTCTTGACCTTGCCGATTGGGAACTAAAAACCGATGACAATGCCCGAATAAACCTAGGCGATTTTGGTAAGTACGAATGGAAGTTACGCGAAGACTCTAACTTCGAGAGGGCGTTTAAAGGCATCGTAATGGGTGCTCTTTCGATAGGTATGGGTGCCGCTGGAGGACAACTTTTAGGACCAGTTTTAATGTCGTCTGGTATGCCTGCATGGGCGGCAACCGCAATAGGTACAGCGACCGGAAACGCTGTTATGACGGGTGCAATCACGGGCGATTTTGACTCTGATGAGTTCGTAAAAAGTATCGTCATGAGTAACATAAGCAATC